AGTATCCACGAGGATTCCATCCATACTCTTTGAAGTCTTTATATAACTGCTCTACTAATGATACTGTTGGAACGATAATCAATATCTCTCTATCAAAATGCAGATGCCATCTTACTATTGAGTATATTATCAGGGATTTTCCTGATCCCGTCGGGGAAAGTAAAAGTCTGCGATTGTATTTAAGTGCTTGGTAAACTGCTCGTAACTGGTAGTCTCGTGCCTTAAACGGAATTGATAGAGATCTAACAAACCCCGCAATAGCCTCAGGTGATACGAGAAGTTCTGTATCTGTCGGTCTTCCATAGATGTTATTGTCCTGTATCTGATAGTGGTAACCTCTTTCTTCTAGAAAGTCAGTCAGATAATCAAAAAGACCAGCGTATATCTCACCAGTAGCAGGAGAGTATAATCTGATCTTTCCATCCCATTTATATTTCTGATACTGTGGCATGTATTTTGCCCCAGGCACATCAAACTGAAAGTGATCACTTAGTTCTTGGTGAACATGAGGTTCAGCATTCACTTTCAAATAAACTTCATTCTTTTTTGTAATTAATGTAGTCAATAATCTGCATGTTTTCTCAGTTCAAGATAGTTCTTTATTTGGAAACCACGGTTGGAACACTGTTTAAGAATCATCTCCAAATAATTTATAACAGTTTGAAGGTAGTCAATTTTCTGCTTGTTCTTCAACCAATCTTCGTCTGCCCAGATGTATGTGGTCAGGTCACCTTTCAATACCTTATGATTAAAAGGGTTCTTAGCATATACTGCTGCTGGTGCTTTGCCTGCATAGTATTCAAATTTCTCTTTGTACAGCATCTTTCCCTTAGTCTCAGCATCTGATAGCATCAGACGAAAGTGAGACCATATGTTTAGATACTTCTCATGGATAACTGTACATTTAAAGTTCTCAGTGTCGAGGTCGTTCTGGTCAATCTTACAGTCCTCCCTCCACATGTCACGAATTTCATCAAGGTTCATTCTAATTGTGTTCTTACGATACCGTCTACTGTTTCTATATTATACACAGCATACCTAAACTCTGCTGTTGCAGTAGCATACTCTGTACCATCTATTGTAGCATTAAATTCCAATGCATTCAAGGACACAGGGAATAGATCCTTGAATGTCACAAAGAAATTTGCTTGAAAATTACTGTTAAGCACAGCAAGTGATGCATCACAACGAACTTTATAGTTTTTCTCTATATTGCCACGCTCCAATAGACTCTCTCTACCACCCGCAATAGCAGTCAACCAGTTATGTATTATCAAATAGTTCTCTAAATTTTCGTCAACTAGAAACGTCAGATTAAATGGTTCATAGTTAAGTCCAAATGCTTCATATGGAATTGGACGACCCATACCAGTCTGTTGTTCTACTGTATTTGTAGAGACACCAGGGATATTAGCAGACTGTGCAAAATATACAGTCTTAGGATATTCATCTATCTGCATCTTGAAACCTATTGGGGATAGAAAGTTTCTATTCTCAATCTGTTTGTTCCACTGACCATAGTCTTGTGGCATTTTCCTACCTATTTTTAGGTATTTATAGTTGTTTGACTACCTCGTCTTTGATAGCATCAACTACGTCTTGAATTATATTTACATCCAGTCCCATGAAAGGTGGGATCAATCCTAAAACTCTGAATAATCCATCAGCGAATAGTGCCATGAATATGAAACCTAGGACCATGCTGATCTGTCCTGCGTTTCTATTGTGTTGATTGATAGCGAACTCAATCATTGCCTCACACTCTTCTCTTGTGAAGGTCTCTTGCTCTTTTTTCAGATATCCTTTTCTATATGCCTTCTTTACAGCAGGACTTGTGGTAACGACTTTACGTTTAGGTTTTAAGTAGTCACTTACTGGTGACTCTTTCATTACTTCTGATAACATGGAAGTTCTCCTATTTAAAGTACAGTATAACAGATGATTGGACTATTGCCAATACTCATCTAAAATATCGAATGTTCTGTTTAGATACTCGTTAGCACCTCTACATTCCCATTCTCCTTTTTCACCGATCTCGCATTTGTAATGTAGTTCTCTTTTGAGTTGCATTAACCTGTTGGTCATTGCTACTTTGTCTAGTCTACCATTCATATTTTTGCTTTCGTTATATACTATTTACAATAAAAAAGGGTCCCGAAGGACCCTGGGATCAGTTATGTGAGGGGACTCACATATAAGATTTACATTAGGTTGTCAACAAGGACTCTTCTGTAATATCTGTTTTTGTTTGGATCTAGATCGCCACCACCTTGTGTGGTTCCTTCTGCGAATGGGTTTGCAACCATTCCGTAACGAGTCTTAAATCCGATTTTTGGTTGGAATGTATCCTGACCAACTGCTCTGACCATTTGTAGAGGTACATATGGGCAGTAGAATAATCCAGCATCGTATGCAGAACTACCTTTGTATCCAGCAACGTAGAAGTGTCTGTCACTTACGTTTGCAGAATATGGGTCAACATAAACTTTGATTCTTCCGTTTAATGTTCCAGCAAGTGTAGAACTATTGTCATCAGGAAGTAAGTTTGAGTTGCCAGCAAGAGCAGGAGTGTAATCTAGGACGCCTGCCATAGAAAGTGCTGATGCTACGTCAGCAGAACATATTAGAATGTTCCCCTTTCCACGACGAGTTTCATGCCCGATTGCGTTCATGTCTCTTTCGATCTGGAATAGAAGTCCTTTGAACTTCTCAACTGACCATCTACCATTGGAGTCTACGTCTAAGTCGAAGATACCAGCAGTTGCGGTGTTGTTTTGAGCACCAGGTCTAGCAACCTTATACACAGTTCTAACAACTTCACGGTTGATTTCTGCAAGAACCTCAGTTGACAAGATGTTTGCCAATTCAGATTCAGCGTCTAGTCCGTGAACTGCTTTCAAGTCCTGTGCAAGTTCTAAACTGTACTCTGCTTTTAGCGCACGAGATTTCGCAGTCACTGTGACCTTCTCGATGGAGAAGTTCATTTCAGCGAACTGGTTACCAGAAGCGTCGCCTAATGCTTCTGACTCGGCAGTGGTCATCGCTGTGGATGTGTTGTATGTACCACTGTCATTTAGTAGACCTGGGTTAGATCCAGACTGTGCTGTTCTACCTAAGTCTGATGCTGCGTTCTCTGCTGAGAACTCTGTGTCTGCTTCGTTAAAGAATGCTTCTGTACCAGCGGTTCTGTTAGTTCCGTAGCGAGATCTCATTGCGAAGATTAGACCAGTAGGACCAGTCATAGGTTGTACACCAGCAATGTCATAAGCGATTAGCTTAGGCATTGATCTTCTTATTAATGAAATCAACACAGGGTCGAAACCAGCAACAGGTCCAGTAGCGGTTGAACTACCACTGAAACCAGCAGTACCAGCACTCATTGTAGGAGCAGCTTCGTTAAGAATGCCTGCTTCCTCTTTGAGGAATGATTCTTGGTTTTCAAGCAAGATTGAAGTAACTGCCTTTCTGTACTTATCAGAGATATTATCTAACTCGGAATGTTCTAGAATAGGTGCCCACTTTTCTTGCAAGTGTTCTGAGTTGAACATTTTGCTTTAAAAAATTAGGGTTGATTGTAATTTAATCACTTTGCCCAGCGGGAAAGTGCGTTGACGTATGCGCCCATAGTGCCTTCTACCTGAGTAGATGCATCAACTTCGACATCCTCTGTGACTGTTGTCGCTTCTGGTTTGCCATTGTTGAAGTATGATTCGCGTATTGTCTTGACCTTCTCGCGGAAGGATTCTTCATTTTCAAACTCAACTGCATCTGTTAGACTAGCGAATTTCTCTTTCTGAGCAACGCTAAGACCATCAGATAGTTCGGTCACTATCCCATTCTTGATATATCCGCCTATCTCTTTTGTAAGAGTGACGTTCTCTTCGATTTGTGAATTGAGTTTCTTCTCCATAGTATCGAGTTGTCCAGTCATTTCGTCGACTAGATCAACTTTCTCTTCGGGAACATCGATGAAGTTCTCGGAGAAAACCTGTTTGAGTCCTGCAAGGACTGACTCTGCCATTTCGGTTTTGATACCGTGCTCAATAGCAAGAGCGTTGTCTTTTGCCCATTTGTTAGTTGCGAATGACAGGTACTCATCTACCTTCTCTGCCAATTCGGTCTTAACAGACTCAATTTCTTCTTCTAAGACTTTTGCATAGTCATCATGCATACGTCCTAGTTCTTCGTTTAAGCGTGAGATCACTGCTGCTTCAAAGATGGTCGCTGCTTTCGCTTTGAACTCTTCGCTTAGATCTTCACCCTCAGTTAGTGCAGCAACATCAGCGGATAGGTCAACTTGGATTGTCTCTTCCTCAGTTGTCTCTTCTTCTGTTATCTCCTCACCTTCTGGTTTGTGAGAAGCATGTACATCACCCTTTGTGCTAAACTCTGCCTTCTGTGCAGATGCATCAGATGGTTTTGTTTGAGGAGGTGTTGCTGTTGGTCCGCCACCTGTCTTCATCTTGTTAGATTCATCATCTGGTTTAGAGTTAAAAGGTGTTGGTCCTCCTAAATCTTGTATACCTTGACCAGGAGTACCAGTCTCAGATTTAGGCATAGGATCGCCAGGTTTAGCATTTTTGGTTACTACACCTTGCTCATCCAGAGTTGTTTCAAGTTTTTCAGACATTACGGTCTCCGTTTTTTCTAACTGTGTTGATAGTTGCTAATTATTATTTATAGTTATAAAGAATTTAAGAATGAATTGAATGCGGAAATCTTCCTTTCTTCAATCTGCGATAGCGCAGCATTGTCAATTCTCTTCTTAATTGCATCGATATCTTGCTCTGCTATTGCGCCACCAGCAAGTACCCACTCTTTACCTTCCATGATGCCATTAACAAAAGCATCAGGTGCTGACGGATCAGCAACAATATCAGCAGCAGTAGCAAGAACAAAGTCCTCTCCTACAACTTTGATACCGTTTTCTTCTTTGATAGACCCTAGTCCGCGTGATGAGACTCCTAATTTAACACCTTCATCAAGAAGTTGTTTAGCAATCTTACCCATTGGGGTCTCTAATAGTCTTGCCTTACCCACAAAGTTATTACCTTCCTGTTTTAGAGAAGTAATAATGTGAGATGCACGATCTAAATTGATGGTTGGACCTTCGGGATGACCCAATTCACCTAGTGCACGACCAGTTTTTACAAACTTTTCGTTGTATGTTGCTGCTTCTCTTGCAAGAGTTTGTATTGGATAACGTCTACCGTTGCGGTTTGTTATCTCTCCTTGCAAGAAAACTCCCTCAATAAAGGTCTGTTTCTTACCGTTCTTACCCTCAGTTATTACAACCTGGGCATCATCAATTTGTTCCGTTATCAGTTTCATCTGTGGGTTCCTCGGTTTGATCAGGTGGAATTGCATCAACAGGTTGCTCTGTGGATTCTGGTCCATCTTCCTGTGGAGCAAACATTGTTTTCCCAACCTCTTTTTTCATATCCTCGATAGAGTCCATGGCAAGAGATTTCATTTGCGTATCTACATAATCAGACAGATCTTTCTGTCCAGCAAATAGCGCATTCACGATGTCATTAGCAGATTGAGAAGGCATAATTTATGTGTGTATGTATACTATTTAGATTTCTCCCTTTTTATAGTCCTTTTCAGACAAACTGGGTTCCTCGGGAGGTGGTTCTGGTGGTTGCATAGACATTTCCATCTGCGCTTTTTCCATTTGTTGCATCTCAACAGGAGAAACAACTAACCCATCGGCAATTTCTGCTGCCATTTGTTCATCCAATTCCTTCATTTCGTTGTCAGTCTGACGTAAAATGTTGCGTCTTAGGTACTCAACAGAGAAATATTTCCCCGCATAAGGATCCATTTGTTGCAACATAGCGAGACGTTCATTCATAACTTCCTTCTCTTTCATTTCAGAGAAGTAGTTATCCGCAATAAAGTTGTACTGAACGTGTTCCTTAATCTCATCCCACTCTTCTAAGGTGCAAACACCTTTAAGAACGCATTGAGTTTTAAGGAGATCATTAAATAAATCACTGAACTTCTTACGAAGTCTGGTGACAAACTTCTGAAACTTCACCTCATCACGAGTGATCTCAGCGGATCTACCAATGTTGAATGAGTTATCAGATTCTAAGCGTGACTCGGGTACGTTGAGTGATCGGTAGAGTTTCTTCTGGAAGTACTTGACGTCTTCAAGTTCTCCAAGATTTTGTCCACCTGGGAGAGTAGAGATTTCCGTGCCTCTTCCCCCTTCTCTTCGTGGTAACCAGAAGTCTTCGAGCATTGACATGAATTTCTTGTCATCTCTTATTTCTCCTGTATCAGCGTTGTAAACAAGTTTGTTACGATAGCGGGACATCACCTCACGGAGGTATTGTTCTGCTTTTTGCTTAGGTAAATTACCCACGTCAATATAGAATATCCTACGCTCGGGAGCGCGAGACAATCTATATATAACCAAACTATCCTCAATCATCCTAAGTTGATTGAGTGCCTTGATTGCTTTATGTAGATGTGAGAGAACATAATTTCTCTGCATATCTAACTGACCTGAGTGACAATACGTTATTGCATCAGGTGCAATCTTGATTCCATTGTTCTCATATCCTTTCAGACCTTTGGGTGAGTATATGTAATACTCAACAGAACGCGGAACAATAGAAGCGGTCTGTGGATCTATGGGTTGTAATCTATCTTTTGGTTTATCAAACTCTACAACTTTCTTAATCTTTCTAGGATCAATGTATCTAAGTTCCGTAATACCATTCTTAGGATTCTTAGTATCGATCATCTTATGATAGAATAATCTACCATCTATGTACCAACGTCTGAATATATCGTATGCTTTTCTGTCGAAATCTAAAAGAACAAGGACGTTATCAAACTCTTCCTTGATTCTTGATTTTAAGTTTGCTGATCCACGGAGGTTTTGAAGATCAATATCTACTGGATGATCGTTCAAGTCCCCTGCTATCGCTTCATTAACAACATCATTGATCGCTGCATCTGCCTCTGGGTGTAGAGACATTTCTCTATAACGACCAATCAAATCTGCTTCGCTTGCCTTATTAGCAGCGTCGCCCATTTCAACGTACTGTCCGAAATACCCACCCGCTACTATCGGTTGCGCTGCGTCATCAGATTCTTTACGCACGAAAGAAGGGGTAGTCGCTTGCCCCTTCTTTTTGCGATCAAGAGAATAACCAAATAAATTTGACATTATCGGATCTTACTTTAATTACTTCATTATTATTTAGACACGTTTGAAAACGTCATTATACGTTGTCTGTGTCTTCCTTAGCATTTGCTACATCAGTATCGTTGATGATTGGTTCCCAGTACTGGACTGCAAACTCAACTGTGTACTCCTCAGCAGCATCATTGCTATCCCATGCTAAGTCAATAGCAGAGATATTTACAGGATAGATTCCTTCAAATTTATATGATTTGATGTCTCCACCTGTTCTTCCTAACTGTCTTACAGTAGCACTTGTTTGATAGTTTACTGGTGCAGCATAAACTGATCTGTTCTCAGCAAGTAAACTGATCTTATTTGACCATTGTTCAAATGCATTTCTCATTTTGAATCCTTCATCGTTGATAACAGTAACAGTCCATGGTTCAAATGTTCTGTCTCCTGCAATCTTCAAGACTCTTCCTCTGTATGGAAGTTCAACTGTACCCACAGTAGATGCTGGTAAGTTTGCTCCCTTAACAAGAAATGTTCCCATTTCTGCTAGTTCAGATCCTGTTGATGTAAGTCCTTCTGGAAAGGTTAGTTCAACTTGGAACTGATTAGGGCGGGCAACTTCTCTAACTCGATTACGGAATGAGATAATGTCCTGGATTACCTTTAATTTTGCCATTAGTTTTACCTATTGTTTTTGTGGTGAATAATAATTACTGTGTTATCTCAGCAAAGGTTGCCCCTGTTCTGGTTGCAGTAAATGTAAGTGTGATGAAGTTAATCGACCTTGTTGGTTTAACAAAGATTTCAGCAAAGAACTCACCACGGTCCTGTGCTTCGGGAGGGTTGTTGCTTGTATCACAAACAACTAGGTAATCTACAATACCTCTTGCGGATTGAACTCCTCTTAGGTATGGATCAACTAAGTTTTTGAATCCCTTACGAGTAAACTCGTCGTTGATTTCAAAGAGTTGATTCTTAGCAGATACAGAGATTGCCCTCTCAATTACTAGGAATAAGCGTCTAACATTGATTCTGTCAAATGCTGATGCTCCTGCTAGTGCAGTCTTATCTCCGTAAAGTATGTTTCCTTCACCAGGGAATGATACGATAGGGTTGATTCTTGAACCATATAAACGATCTCTATGATCTTTTAATGGTGAGTATGCTAACTTAACTGC